TTCATCATTCCAAGAATTAACTTGTTTCCAATCGCTCCAACCTGTTGCTACTGAAACACCTTCTTTACTTGCATGATCTAAAACAAGTTGTCTAGCTGGTAGACCTTCTAACTGTCTTTTATAAAGTCGTTGTTGTCTAGCTTCCACCAACACTCTAGGACTTTTATTCCCTACAGTCCGCCGAGGCTTCTTTGTTTCTGGAACGGGAGCAGCATCAAAGCTGTTTAAACATGAATCGGTCACAGACGCAACTCAAAATAACGTTATTAATAGGATAATAACCTTTTACAAGCGTTTTGGAGTAAGAATAGGGGGGTATCTATCAAAATCCTTTAAAACTAATAACGTATGGCTGTAAAAACCGCACCAGAAATAAATTTAAGATGGGCGCAAGGCGAAGTATTTAATAGTGAAAAACGCTTCCGAGTATTAGTAGCAGGTCGAAGATTTGGCAAATCTTATTTAAGCTGCATCGAACTTCTTCGTGGAGCGATCAATAGCCCAGGCGAGACATTTTTTTATTGTGCTCCGACATATCGAATGGCAAAAGATATTGCATGGAAAGCGTTAAAGAAGTTAGTGCCGAAAGTATGGATTCAAGCCAAGAATGAGACAGATTTGAGACTAGATCTTGTTAATGGATCAAGTATTGAGTTAAAGGGAACTGAAAATGCGATGGCATTGAGGGGCCGAAGTTTATCAGGTGTTGTATTAGACGAGGCTGCCTTTATGGGAGCAGAAGTATGGTTTGAAGTTATAAGACCTGCGTTAGCTGATAAGCAAGGTTGGGCATTATTTATCAGCACACCTGATGGAACTGCCAGTTGGTTTTATGATTTATGGTGTTATTGCAAAGAAGATCCTACAGAAGAGTGGAAAAGGTGGTGTTATACAACAATTGAGGGGGGAAACGTACCAAAAGATGAAGTTGAAGCTGCTAGAGCACAATTAGACGAGAGAACATTTCGTCAAGAATTTGAAGCAAGCTTCGAGAATTTAACTGGATTAGTTGCAATTAGTTTTGGTGATGACAATATTTCAACGATTGCAGAAGATATAAGTATTGCGCCATTACTTTTAGGAGTTGACTTTAACGTAGATCCAATGTCAGGGATATGTGCGGTAAAGAAAGACGATACTTTATATGTTTTTGATGAAATAATTATGACAGGAGGGGCGACCACATGGGATTTTGCTGAAGAAGTTACAAGAAGGTATGGAATTGACAGGCGAGTAATAGCTTGCCCCGACCCTACTGGTGGAGCAAGAAAGACTTCTGGTGTTGGGGCGACAGACCATGCAATTTTAAGGCGAAGTGGATTTAACGTATCTGCACCAAGAGCACCGTGGAAGATAAGGGATAAAATTACGGCTGTTAATACTGCTTTATATGATGCAAATAGCATCAGAAGAACTTATATTCACCCAAGATGTAAGGAATTAATAAAGTCATTAAGGACGCTGACTTATG